AGCATTTTTCTGGGTTTTAGTCTTGACCCCCCTCCACACAGAACCCCCCACCCTAAATTTTAAGTACCTAGCGAAAAAAATTTTTGTTATATCTAGTAGTCTTTGGTGTATATTTGCGCCAACGGCTATCAGCCAGCGGTAAAATCTATGACATTACTTATAGAACCTGAGATCGGCGTTCCTTTTTCCGACGACTTTAGCTTTGTCGATTTGAAAGAACGTGCCGCCGCTGCTTGTAGCACAGCACTAGAACTCTCTAAGCACGGGTTAGACCTAACACCAAGTAAAGAAGATGAAGATACCGCTGCGCGACTTGCTATTGCTTATGCTGATGACCCTGAAAAAACTTCTAAGAAAGTTACAGCGAAGAAAGCGGCGACGCTTACCCCTGCCTCCCTTGTTCTGACAAACAACATACTGCAAGAGTTCGGGCATTCTGTTGCAGAAAGTGCAACGCAAATCAGGCATCTCGTAACTAATAAGCTATTACTAGAGTCAGAGAACGAAGATCCGCGCATACGTATGCGTGCGCTGGAGCTGTTGGGTAAGATCTCAGACGTAGGGTTGTTTGCTGAGAAGTCGGAAGTAACAATCACACATCAATCGACAGATGACTTGCGTAACAAGTTACGTGATAAACTGGAAAAATTGATTACGCCTGACGCAGACATCGTAGATGGGGAGTACACCGACGTGGCATTCGATGTAGATAGTGAGCTTGGCATAGATAGTGACCAACATTAGTCACAAGATTCCTGACTTTAGCGAAGACGAAGTAGAGCAGATGCTCAATAACCTTGATTCGTTTACGGACGAAGAGGTTGTTGAGATAAATCGCATCGTTGACGAGCTAGACGAGCGCAGGATTAACAAAGAAGCGTACTTAGACCTCATAGAGTTCTGCAAACGTATGCAGCCAGACTACATTGTGGGTAAGCATCACCGCATTTTGGCTGACTTGCTCATGGATATTGAGCGAGGTAGGAAGGATCGCATCTGTGTGAACATCCCACCACGCCACGGTAAGTCTCAACTTGTCTCTATTTTCTTCCCAGCGTGGTTTTTAGGGCGAAATCCGAACAAAAAAGTGATGATGGTGTCGCATACTACTGATTTGGCAGTAGATTTTGGTAGAAAAGTGCGAAATCTTATCTCTACAGACGCATATCAGGCCATTTTTCCTACCGTACAGCTTGCAAGTGACTCAAAATCAGCCGGTAGATGGAACACAAACACAGGTGGCGAGTATTATGCGTGTGGTATTGGCTCTGCTCTTGCTGGTCGCGGTGCTGATTTACTCTTGGTAGACGATCCGCACTCAGAACAGGACGTAATTAACGGTAATTTCACTGTTTTTGAGAAAGCGTACGAGTGGTTTACGTTTGGAGCGCGTACTCGTCTGATGCCGGGGGGTCGTGTAGCCATAATTCAGACCCGATGGCACATGGATGACCTCACTGGGCGTGTAACACGCGATATGGTGCAGAACGACAGGGCAGATGAGTACGAAGTGGTCGAATTCCCCGCCATATTAGAGATAGAGGACGAGGAAACTAACGACATCGTAGAAAAACCGCTCTGGCCTGAGTTTTTTGACCTAGAAGCGTTGATGCGAACCAAGGCATCCATGCCGACATTCCAGTGGAACGCGCAGTATCAGCAGACACCCACGGCAGAAGAGGCCGCACTGGTCAAACGCGAGTGGTGGCAGACATGGGATCAGGAGAGTCCGCCCAGTTGTGAGTACATTATTATGTCGCTGGACGCGGCAGCAGAGAAACATAACCGTGCTGACTACACGGCGCTAACTACATGGGGTGTATTCCTGTACGAGGAGACGGGTGCGTACAATATCATCTTGCTGAACAGTATAAAGAAGCGCCTAGAGTTCCCCGAGCTAAAAGACATGGCGATGGAAGAGTATGGTGAGTGGGAACCTGATGCGTTCATCGTAGAGAAGAAGTCATCGGGCACGGCGCTGTACCAAGAGATGAGGCGCATGGGACTACCCGTTTCAGAGTATACGCCTCACAGGGGATCAGGTGATAAACTTGCACGCCTTAACTCAGTATCTGATATTGTTGCGTCTGGTTTAGTATGGGTTCCCCCCACACGCTGGGCGGAAGAGGTGATTGAAGAGATAGCGGGGTTTCCGTTTATGAGCCATGATGACTTGGTTGACTCAACGGTCATGGCGCTCATGCGGTTCAGGCAAGGTGGATTTATCAGGCTACCAACAGATGAGCCAGAAGAAACACGGTACTTCAAACGGCGCGGAAGCGGGTTCTACTAGAGACAGATTATGGCTATAGAAAAAGGTTTGTACGCAGCGCCTCAAGGCATGGAAGCAGAGGAAGCACCAGATTTAGAGATTGAGATTGTCGATCCTGAGATGGTGACGTTGGACGATGGCAGTGTAGAGATCACCATAATCCCCAACGCAGAACCTACGGACATGCTGCCGTTTGATGCAAACCTAGCTGAAGTATTAGAAGACAGTGTTCTCGGTGAGATGGCTGACGAGCTGATTGGCTCAATAGAAGCAGACATGGGTAGCCGCAAAGAGTGGGCGGATACATTTGTTCGTGGGCTGGACGTATTAGGTTTTAGATACGAAGAGCGTAGCGAACCGTGGGAAGGCGCGTGTGGTGTGTACTCCACAGTGCTTGCCGAAGCAGCCATACGCTTTCAAGCGGAAACCATGTCAGAGACTTTTCCCGCCGCTGGCCCCGTCAAGGTAAAGGTGCTGGGCGAAGAAACTAAAGATAAGGAAGAAGCCGCAGAAAGAGTGAAGGCGGACATGAACTATGAGCTTACTGAGCACATGGTGGAGTACCGCCCTGAACATGAGCGTCTTTTATATAACTTAGGTTTGGCAGGCAGTGCGTTCAAAAAGGTGTACTACGACCTGAATCTAGGGCGACAGGTTGCCATGTTCATACCAGCAGAAGATGTAGTAGTGCCTTACGGTGCCTCACACATAGAAACTGCTGAACGTGTGACACATGTCATGCGTAAGACAAAGAACGAACTAAAGAAACTACAAGTAGCTGGGTTCTACAGAGACGTAGAACTAGGCGACCCTACCCCCTATCATTCTGATATAGAAGAACGTAAAGCTGAAGAGGGTGGGTACTCACTAACAGACGATGATCGCTTTGCGTTGTACGAGGTACACGCAGACTTAATAATAGAAGGTATTGATGACTCGGAGGATGGCATAGCCAAGCCTTACGTGGTGACACTGGAGCGCGGCAACTCTGAAGTCTTATCTATCCGTCGTAACTGGAATCCTGATGATGCGTTGATGTTGAAGCGCCAGCACTTCGTACATTACGTGTATGTGCCGGGGTTCGGCTTTTATGGTCTTGGACTGATACATATAATAGGGGGGTACGCTAAGGCGGGCACTTCTATCATACGGCAACTGGTAGACGCTGGCACGCTAGCTAATTTACCGGGGGGTCTGAAGTCTCGTGGGTTACGAATCAAAGGTGACGACACGCCGATTGAACCCGGAGAGTTTAAGGACGTAGATGTGCCGTCTGGCAGCATACGCGACAACATCTTGCCGCTTCCTTACAAGGAGCCAAGTCAAACACTTCTAGCTCTGCTTAATCAAATAACAAAAGAAGGGCAACGTCTTGGGGCGATCAGCGATATGAATATCTCTGATATGTCTGCAAATGCGCCGGTTGGTACTACGCTTGCTCTGTTAGAAAGAACGCTCAAGCCAATGGCAGCAGTGCAGGCTCGCGTGCATTACGCCATGAAGCAAGAGTTTAAGATGCTCAAAGTTTTGATGGCAGAGTATGCGCCCATAGAATATGGGTATCAGCCACACAGAGGTGAGATCTCGGCAAAACAAGCGGATTACATGTTAGTAGATGTAATACCTGTTAGTGATCCGAATAGTTCCACGATGGCGCAGCGTGTCGTACAATATCAGGCAGTAATACAACTGGCACAATCCGCACCACAGATATACAATCTGCCGCAATTACACAGGCAGATGATTGAGGTGTTGGGCATAAAGAACGCTGACAAGCTAGTGCCCACAAAAGATGACGCTAAACCTACTGACCCAGTTAGTGAAAATATGGACGCGCTGGTTGGCAAACCACTCAAAGCATTTATATACCAAGATCACGATGCTCATATCGCAACGCACCAAGCGTTTATGCAAGACCCAACAATCATGCAGATGATCGGACAGAACCCACAGGCGAAACCAATCATGGCTGCGCTACAAGCGCACATTGCAGAGCACCTTGGCTTCAAGTACCGCAAAGAAGTTGAAGAGAAACTGGGCGCACCGCTACCACCACCGAATGAAGAGTTGCCCGAGCAGGTTGAAGTTAACCTTGCTAGGTTGGTCGCTGACGCAGGTAAACAACTTACACAGCAGAATCAACAGCGGGTGGCACAGCAGCAGGCACAACAGAAGGCGCAAGACCCTGTGGTGCAGATGCAGCAGGCAGAGCTACAGATAAAACAGCAAGAAGTGCAGCGTAAGGCAGCTAAAGACCAGCTAGACGCTCAGATGAAACAGGCAGAGCTGGAGCTAAAAGCACGTAACCAGATGCAAGATGCACAGATAGATCAAGCAGAACTTGCCATTAAACAACAAGAATTACAAATTGACGCACAGAAAGCAGGCGCTAAACTTGCCGCAGATCGTAGAAAGGACAATACGAAGTTGGATCTGGACTTACTAAAGACTATGAAAGATTCGACGCCTAGGGATCAGTAATGGCAAAAACCGTCTTTGACGTGCTAAGAGAAAAAATTGAAGCGGATAAAAACGCCGCACTACAACACCTTGCAGGTGGGGGAGCTAAAGACTTCGCCATGTACAAGGAGGCTACGGGTTTAATTCGAGGTCTCGAAACCTGTCTGGGCCATATAGAAGACCTCTCGCGCAATTTGGAATACGAAGATGACTGAACCGCTTGTTGCTCCTGAAGAGCTAGAAACACAGCTACCCGTGCCCGTGGGGTATAGAATCCTTGTGGCTATGCCACAGGTAGAAGAAACCTTTGATGGCACTAACTTATTAAAGACAGATACCACTAAAAGTCACGAGACAGTAATGTCTATTATCGGACTTGTGTTGGATATGGGTGGGCAAGCCTACGCTGACGAAGATAGGTTTCCTACTGGCCCGTGGTGTAAGCAGGGAGACTATGTGATGTTCCGTGCTAACAGCGGTACGAGGTTCAAGGTTGATGGCGTAGAGTATCGTCTGATGAATGACGACTCTATTGAAGCGGTTGTAGCAGACCCCCGTGGTGTAACAAGAGCATAGGAGTAAGCATGGCATTCCAAAAAGTGGAGTTTACGTTTCCAGAAGACGAAAACGATGTAGAGGTAGAGAGTACAAACGCGGTTGAAATTGACTTGTCCGGCTCTAAAACCGTTGATGAGTACGCAGATACCTCAACTGAATCTGAAACAAAAGCCAAAGAAGAAGCTGATGATTTTGAGATTGAGATTGTTGACGATACCCTAGAGGATGATCGTGACTTTGATCCCCGCGCACCGAAAGATGTTACTGATGAAGAACTTAAAGGATATTCTAGGAAAGTACGCAGGCGTATCGCGCACCTCAATAAGGGGTTTCAAGATGCGCGGCGGGAAAAAGAAGCTATACAGCGAGAACGACAAGAACTAGAAGCTCTAGCGCAAAGACTTGTTAATGAGAATAAAGAACTAAAGGGCAATGTAACCAAGAACCAAGAAGCGTTACTAGAGCAAGCTAAGAAAAATGCCGCTATTGAGATGGAAAGCGCCAAACGCTCGTACAAAACGGCGTATGACAGTGGTGACTCTGATGCGGTACTTGAAGCACAAGACAAGCTAACATCTGCCAAAATAAAGACAGATAAGTTAAATAATTTTCAAATACCCGCTTTACAAGAAGAAGAGACTGCGGTACAAGAACCCCAACATGTAGAGTCGAATGTACCTCGTGACCCCAATGCGGAAGCATGGGTAGCCAAGAATTCTTGGTTTAACGAAGATCCAGAAATGCGTAGTTTTGCTTACGGGGTACATGAGAAGCTGATTCAACAAGGAGTTAGCCCTCAAGACGATACATACTATGAGCGTATTGACGCTCGTATGCGACAAGTCTTCCCAGATTATTTTGGGGAGCAAACTATAGATTCCGAGCCTAAGCGAAGACCTAATGTGGTGGCACCCGCTACGCGGAGCACCGTACCTAAAAAGGTACATTTATCGCCAACACAGGTGACTCTAGCTAAAAGGTTAGGTGTCCCGTTAGAAGAATACGCCAAACAGGTTGCACTTGAAATGAGGAAAGCGTAATGGCTGAGAACCGAATAAAGCGTGATAAAGAAACTCGTGAAACTAAGTCTCGTAAAAGGGCTTGGCAACGACCCGAGGTACTACCCTCACCTGACCCAGAACCGGGTTACGCGCACCGTTATGTAAGAGTTTCCATGCAAGGTCAGACAGACGCTACAAATGTTTCTTCTAAATTGCGTGAAGGTTGGGATCCCGTAAGAGCCGAAGACCACCCTGAAATAACTATGGCTACCATTGAAAGCGAGAAATTTGCTGACAATGTGCTTATTGGAGGGCTGATGCTTTGCAAAGCCCCCGAAGAGTTAGTTAAGGAACGGACGGAGCACTACGAGCACCAAACAGCATCTCAGATGCTATCAGTAGATAACAACCTTATGCGAGAAAATGACCCGCGTATGCCTTTGTTTAACGAAAGAAAAACAAAAGTTACGTTTGGGAACGGAACTTAATACTTCTAGGAGCTTATAATGGCTTATCCTACTGTCGATGCCCCTTACGGGCTAAAGCCAGTGAAGCTGTTAAGCGGTGTTCCATATGTTGGTACTGTGCGTCACTACTCTATTGCGAGTGGCTACGCTACAGACATCTTCTACGGCGACGCTGTTAAACTGGTAACTGGCGGCACTGTCGAGCGTGATACGTTTGATGCTGCTATGACTCCTATTGGAGTCTTCATGGGTGTTTCTTACACTGACCCCGGTACGTCACAAAAGACTTTCCGACAATACTACCCTGCTAGTACAGCAGCCTCTGACATCGTAGCGTATGTGTGCGATGCCACTGATGTATTGTTCAAAGTTGCTGTCGTGTCGTCTGGCACTACTATTGGTGATCTAGCTATCACTGACATTGGTGCTAACGTGGCTGGTGTTAACAATTCTGGAAGCACCGTAACTGGCAACTCCAAAAGTGCTATATCAGACACTTCTGCCACCACTAGCAGTCTCCCTTTCCGCATCGTAGAGTTGGTTGAAGAAACCAAAAACTCTTCTGGTGGATTCACGGAAGCACTTGTTAAGTGGAACGCAGGTCATGCGTTTGATAACACTACTGGTATTTAAGGAGTAAAGTAAAATGGCTATTTCAAGA